CGAGAAGTCGCAACTTGTGACCAGTCCGGATGCAACGCCAGCGATATACACCGCACCATTCACTGCCGCCAGGGCAGCACCAGATCCAGCAGCCGTTGGCGTTGTGAAGTAGGCCGATGTTGATTTGTCCATGTCGATTCCCTTGACCGCAAAGTCAATGGTCGCCATTCCAGATGCTGGGAGCTTCACGTTCATGGTGTCAAAAACGCAGTCTTTGAACTGCTCGCTCTGCACAATGTCGGAAAAGTTGTGCTCAATCGTCCAGTAGTCGCGGGTATGGCCGGACTGCGGAATGGCAACATGCTTTCCAACTTCAGTGCATGTCACTGAATCGCCGGAAGCCTTTGCGCCCACCGGCACCGCATCGAGCATCACCCCGGTCATCACTGTCGCCGTCAATGCTGTAATGAGGAAGTTGTGCGCATTGTTTGGAACGCCAGTGGTTGCCCATCCTGCCCAGCGCACGCCCATGCCGACTTTGAAGCCATCCGTCAGGAATGAACCAGCAGATCGCGTGAAAGTTCCAGCCGCGCCTGATGTCACCGCTGCAGTCACGGTGACAATTGCACCAGATGTTGCAGCCGTCGAGCTCGCCGCCCGCAGTGTTGATTCAATGAAGCTCTGGTAGGAACCAACTGACAGTTCGCCGTTGATAGAGCCGTCTACTGATCGAACTCCATGGCGCATGTCGTTGCGCTGCATAGATGTGCGCATTTCCTTTGACTGATAGGTTGCTTTCTTTAGGTCAAGTGAACTGGTCACGCGACGCATTGACTGGGCGCCGGCGGCCAGGGCCTTAACACCAAGTCCAGACTGCTTTTTGGCGATTAGTTGCTTGAATACGCCAGCTGCGATAGTGGTCATTTTGATTACCTTTTGGACGAAAAAAAACCGCTCTGAAGCGGCGTATGGACACAAAAAAGGCACCCAAAGGTGCCGACTTAGAAAACTAGAAAATGGAACTAGACGTACGTGAAATACGGTATGGAGACGGGTAGCGCATAAATGCCGGGCTCGTATTGAGCCGGGCCAATGCTGGGCTTCCCGCGAATTCGAACGGTGATTCCGCCAGCAGAAATTGACAGTCCACGCGGGAACCATGCACGCAGCAATTCGGCGCGTGTCATGGCGTCAACAGGGCCATTTCCCTGCGGGTAGCAGAGCGTCACTTGCAAAATCCCTTTTTCCTCTGCCAGTGTGTCTCCGAATGTCGGGTTTGACGTGTTGGCAGGAAGCAGGCTCACGCGCTGGAAAGCCGTGACAGGCTGAATAAATGAAGAGTTCTCCCATGCTGTTGGCAATGGTGGAGTGAGTGCATTCAGTCTTACTTCAAGTGCTTGTCGAATCAGTGCATAGCTCATGAGTTCACCGCCTTACGAACGTAGTCTTGAAATTCCTGAACCGTGATTCGTACCATTCCGTTCGGAGCTTGAATGCTTCCCGGCTTCCCACTTGCTCGGCCGTACTCAAGAATTGAGATATATGGAAGACTGTTGGACAAGAATGAAATCCCACCGGCTTTTGTTTTTCCAACAACCGAAGAAACCTGAGCCATTGAAAATTGCCCTGATTTGTCAAACCCTGCACTCACTGCTGAGCTGTAGGATCCAGTGCTAGCAGTCCAATTGGCGCGCGCGCGGCCGGTATCAACTGGCGTTTTCATGATCACCGCATTGAATACGTCAAGCGTGACTTTTCGCACAACTAGATCCACCCTTCCCTTTGCTCTCTCCACCATGCGCGAGAGGTCGGCAGCAAAGTTCCCAGCCATCAATCGTCCCCAGGGAAAGTTATGGCAACTTCACCTCTACGAATCTCGGTCAGCACTGAATCTGGTGCTTCTGGATCAATTGAGAGATTCCCTTCATCATCTCGCGCATAACAGTGGGCCTCTCCCGATTCTTCATCCGCAGTAAAGCAATCCCTGATATCTACCCCGTCGAGCGTTACCTTTGCCTTGGATGCCTTGTAGTCGTAACCAGCATCCTCTGGAATGACAGAGATTCTCATATTCTCCCCTGGCACTCATAAAGTGCAACCAGTTCACCCGACCATGTTTCAGTCACGCGAACGATGGCATAAACAACGCTGTCAACCGTGAACGTGTCACCCGGCTTTGGCTTGGTTGCTCCAGCCGCTGCAATCGTTATCTTCTTGTCGCCAGAAATGATCAGTCCAGATTGAAATGCTGCTTCAGATGCTTGCAATGAGTAATCTTCGACTACAGCCCTGACGAGAACCGCAGAGCTGGTCAACAAAGATGATCCTGTTGCCGGGTCATATGCTCCTGTCGTGATACTGGTATGCGTTACAGACTTTCCGAACTTTCCGATTAGCCGTGAAGCTGTTGACCGCGCCTTTATATCTAACGTCATGCTCGTGACAGCATGGCCATGGAGCCGCTGCCTCCGTCTCTGAGCAATGGAGCAAGCATGTGGTCGATTGCTTGATACCGGACTGTCTGCCGTGCTCCAGGGGAATAAGAGACGCTGATTGATCCGACGCTCTCCGATGTTGTTGGTGGTTGAATATCTGGAGCAAGGTCTCCGGCCGCCGCTTTCAATGCCAGAGCAATGCAAGCGACCTGCACTTCGATCGGAACGATGTTATTTGCGTAATAGATCGTCAAAGTGCCAGGCGCATCTTTCACCGGAACCAGATAGCGCGGCCAGTCAAGCGCTTGCGTTGTTGATGTGCGAGTTCCATTCCAACGCTCGCGATACACCTGTTGCATGTAGTCGCAAGCTCTTATAAGACTCTGCGATTTTTCCGTATCTGAAAGATTTGCCCAAAGTGTCATTCCGCGTTGCGATAAATATGCATCTGCATCAGCTATTGATGCGTATGAATTTGCATCGACTTTTCCGCTTCCATCTTCAATTGTTAATGCCACGTCGTACCTCCCATCTTTTCTTTGCTGCAATGCACATATTTGCACGAGCTTCATCAGACATTTTTTTACCTGTGTGCGCCAAAGAAAGCTTTATGCGAGTTTCTTTCGACTGAACTCGATTTCTCATTTTTTCAATGGCTTCTTTGGTATGCCTAAATCCGGCATTTGATGCCATTCGTTTTTTCACACTCTCTGGCGACTGTTTACGCCCCTTTTGAACTTCGCTAATGCGAGCGCAATGGGAGTCCGACAGCTTTATCCCAATTCTTTGTTCGGACAACAATCTTTTTGTCTTCTCGCTGTGTTTCCGACCTTTTGCAGATGCTGAGAGCTTGGCGCGTGTGGCATCCGATATTGCCCTGCGGTTTTTGGCAGCAATGGACATTTGCAACTTTTGTTCTTCGGTTCTTTTTGTTCCGATCTTTGATGCGGAAATTTTTTCACCGACTTCAGTTGGACGCTTCTTTCCTCTAAGTTTTTCGGCTGTTTTTTCAACTGATTCTCTTGACCGCTTTTGCCCCAAGCTGCTACCAGCAACTGGGTTAATGTTGTAACCAGCATTTTGGAATGCGCTTTTGTAATGATCTATCCAGTGCTGCTCTCTTAGGATTAAGCAAGATTTGTCATGCACGTACTCAATCACTTCAAATGTGAAAGCGTCTGCTCCATGCTTTTTCCATGCACTTGATAATTTAATATTGCAGTGCCGATCTCTATTCAAATCAGATCTGTGCTGCTTTAGCCGTTGATTTAAGAAAACAGCACTACCAACGTAGCGCTTTCCGTTAACGGTATTGCGAATTGCGTAAATGCCACTCGCGCATAGAATTGCGTCAGCCATGATGACCTCTCGTAAAGGTTGTTTTGGTTAGAGCCGGTATCGCTTTGCAAGAGCTTTACCGGCTCGCCTATTTTAATCTAAACTACTGTTTTTTAGTACAGTTTTTACCCCGGATACGTTTGTGTGAACCCTGCAAGCGGGTAAGTCTGTGACTGCCCATCAAGCGGATCAGATTGGGTCAATCCTGCGAGTGGCATGGATTGAGATTGACCGTTCAATGGCCATGATTGACTCATTCCATCAAGCGGATAAGTAATCCCGCTTGTTGGACTTGTAATTTGAATCTGACAAAACACACCTTCCGCAATGGCATTTCCGACTGCCACACCAAAGATGCGCTGCAACTGAGCCAGCATTCCAATCGCCGTCGCATCTCCCACACTTGCAGCGATTTGGATGCCAATACCAACCTGGGAAGAAGCACCCGCTGCGCTGGCCGCTGCTATATTGGCAACAATGGTCCTTGGCAGCATTGCCGTTGCGCCAGTTGCACTGGACGTTGCTACTGTCGTGACGATGTTGATCCCAACGCTGGAAGCTACTCCTACCGCACTGCACGCTCCGACGTTCGCAGTGA